AACTTGGGCTTACCTGGTAAGTAGGAGCATAGTACTCATCTGCTGTAATACCTAATGTTGTCAATGTTGTGCCAGACACTGTGGCTATCGCAACAACACCAGTAGTGGCTGTGCTGCCATCGTTTGTGGCAGTGGAGTCAGCGTAGATTGACAGTTTGCCACCGATGGTGGCTGCGTATACTCCAGTAATGGCTGCATCGTTGATGGCATCAGCAATGCCATCCACTGTGTTGTTAGGAACAGCAGGAACTGTGATTGTTACATCATTGACAGAAAAAGTTTGATTTGCTGTCAGTGTCACAGGTGCCAATGTACCTGACACTGTGGGCCAAGCAGTTTTCCATTCGTCGCTGCCAATCAATACCCAGGTGTTGTACAGGTCTGACAACGCAGTGGCACTGGTCTGTGCGGATGTTGGGCCGCCGCGCTTGTAGTAGCCTGGGTTAAATGTACTAGTTGCTGTGATAGCATAATCACCAATACTGCCAACTGTTTGCAGTGGGACTGAAGTGCCAGTTTCCAGCTGTGTGGTGCTGGTGATCACAATAGGAGTTTGCACTGTGAACACACCTGTGGTAATATTCCACTGGAAGATGCCCCACTCTGAGTTTGCAGTGTCTAACCAGTAGGTATTGTTGTTTGGAGCACCCAAGGGTCGTGTCAATGACGCTGTTAGTTCTGTTAGATCAATGTCCACACGCTGTACATACGCACGGTTACTTACGCCAAGTGCAGAGTATGCTGCCAACAAGCCGTATTCGTTTAGTTCGTAACCGTTGATTGGTGTACCAGCAGTGGTCTTGTAGAAGAATGGATTGCCAAAAGTAGCGGCCAAATCTCGCTGACTGGTCATTAAATAAACACGGTTGGCATTGGCTGCCAATGTTCCCGGTGCAACGCCAACTCCAGCAGCACTGGTTTTGTTCTGTGCTGTTGCTATTAAAATGTATGGTACTGAATTGGTAGCGGCAGGGATATATTGACTCTCGTCGATAACCGTTACTTCTACGCCTGGGGATACTAATGCCATGGTTAAATCCTTTTTCTAAGTTTTAATATTTAGCACCTATGCGCAAAAAACACGATCATTACACCCTTTGCAAAGGTTTTCCCGCTAAATACTCCATGCAAAGACCTTTATGCCCTGCTTGTAATCAAAGATCGTGTGCCATTAACTACTATCGCGATGGTGTGCCGCACTATAGAACACGCTGTGACCACTGCGTCAAGAAACAACGTCGAGTAAAGCCGCCACAGGCTCGTTGGAAATCCGCTGGCTATAAGAAAAAAGCCACGTGCGATAGATGTGGCTTTAAATCAAAATATTCTGCACAAACGTCAGTGTATCATGTGGATGGCAACTTACACAATACCAGTGTTAACAATCTGAAAACAGTGTGTTTAAACTGCACAGTTGAGATCACGAAGTCCGACTTGCCCTGGCAGCCAGGCGATTTGGTGCCTGATCTATAACAGTTTGTATTTGCGTGTACAGTGAGTCAATGCTGGAGTTGTTGTACAGCACAAAATCAAAGTCAGTACCGACCCACGCTGTTTCGCTGGCATGGATGCCTTCATTCCGTAGCCAGGCCTGTGCTTTAGTGTCGCCTTGATTGGCTTTGGCAGCAATTGCAGTCCAGTGCGGTTGTACGCCACGTTCAACACAGAGTATAATACCACCTGCAGTTCGTAAGGACCGTATTTCGTTGGGAAAACGACAGTCGCTGATTACAACATTGTCTCGGCTGTGGCGCAGTTTGTTTTCCAAACTGGCAATCCAAATATCATCGTGGAAACCAGTACGACAAACTTCTGTGCCCCATAACTGTAGCATCAAGCGTGGGGTCAAGTCAGGCCGATTCAATCGGTTAGCCCACCATGTATCCACTTGTTCTCGCCATTCTCGAGCTTGAGCTGTGCGTCCTTCCAGCAGGGTTCTGTCCCACCCAAACACCTGTGCCACTGCGTCTTTTAAACTGTTGGCAAAACTTTCACGTCTGTACTCGTGGAAATTTACCAAGTAATCTGCAACAGTGTCTTTGCCCGACCCAATGAATCCACAGATGCCAATGATCATTTTAACTCCTGAACATCAAGATGTCGTAGTGTACGTTGTAACATACCAATTTGTCTGCGGCAATCTTCGAGGGCGTGATGTGTGGTAGGCGGAATGGGTTGGCCGGGCCATAATGAGAACACAGTGCGACTATCACGCACCATGTAGTACTGCCAGGGCAGGGGTTTGTTGTAACTCTTGTAGGCGTGCTCAAGTATGTTCATGTCATATGTTGGGCCTTGCGCCCAGATACGATTACTATGCCATATTAGTTTTCCAAGCCCGTCCAATGCTTGATCAAGTGGAATGCGATCTTCTTCTGCAAACGCTTCATCACGCACCACAGCAGGTTGAGTAGCCCACCAGTCAATGGTGCCTTGTTGGATACTGCGGTTTTCTTGACTTTCTAGTGTTACTCTAGCATAGTACGACTGCTCGTAGTAGCCCGTGCCAAACGGGTCAAACGACTGTGCCGCAATAGTCAGTATTGTAGTATCAGGGCCAGTGCCCAAACCTTCTAAGTCAATCATTAAATCTGCCATATGTTATTATAACACACAACAGCGCAATATGCAACAGATGTTTAGCCGATTACCCAACTTAGCGGCTGTGAACCATCTACATAGTTCTTGAGATCTAATAACAGTGCATCCATTTGCGCCTGGGCTTCTGATTTCATTGCGGCGCCGTTTAGTGTACCGCCGCCCTGTGGGCCAGCAATGGTACCAAATTTCTCACGTGCTTCGCCAATGATCATTTTACAGTTAGCTACCATGTAGTCGCGGATCCATTGGCTGATTTGAAAGTCACTCAGCAGGTTAAACTCGGGTTTTAGATTGTAGGTCCAAAGCAACACATTCTCGCCGGTGCCTTTTGGGTCACGTATAATCTGTAATTTCTTAGTAACAGGATTCCAGGTAAAGTTCATGTAGCCACCAAACATACGTGCGGCCAGTTCTACATACTGGCTGTAAAAATCATAAGTGGCTAGGCCACCTGCTACGTTGAAGTTCATTAAGTAAACGTTAACACTGGCTTGAGAGAACGGATCAAAGTTTGACGAAAACGGGCCAGCCGCATCTCCAAACGTTCTACGGAAAATCTGACGAACTTGTATGGTTTCTTGGGGTAGCGTGTAGATGTTTACATCCTTGACCAACTCCATGAAGGTATAACTTTCTTCATACGCACCCTGAGCACGTTGGCGGTACACACCAATTGTTTTTTGGTATGCGGCTTCGTAATGCTCTGCATCTAGCTCAATGTCAACGATCTGTGCGGCCAGTTGTAACTGCACATATTCAATAAGGTTTTGTTTTAGCGTATTAAGGCTTGATTGTTCTTCAATTGCCATGGTATAGGGCTCCGTTTTATATTATTTATCGGGTCTGAGATATCCACCCAGTTAGTTTATTAGCTATCAACTCATGTCCGAGTTGATTTGGATGTGCAAAATTAGGGTGTATATATACATTATCTTTAACATCTAGTAGGTGTTCTCCATTATGATTGCTTGCTCCAAACCAATCGGCGGCAGTTTCGTTGCCGTGTGCCCAAATCTTATTAGTGTTTGTTCCAGGTAACCAAACTGGATAACGAACCCATCCAGAAAAATAATAATCATCAAATCCTAGATTTGAGCACCATGCTTGTAATGCACTTACTGTAGTGCTAGATCTCATAACTTCGTGCTCTTTACGATAGAAATGTAAGTATACTTCTTTCATCTTGGTATTCAAATCTGCTTCCCAACTAAAAAATCGAGGAAAGTGTGCAGTTCTAGAAGGGTTTGTTAAAAAAAACACAGCAGTAACTTGATTCCCGGGTTCATGAGATTCAGAAATATATCTTTGTAGTTGATACATCATGTCTTCGTTGCTTGCGCCAGCAGATCCGTAGTTGTAAAACTTATCGTACCCGAGTGCATCTTGTATCAATTCACCGTACCGTTTATTACCAAAGGTTAGTTCAGCACCTTCGGGCCAACTATCACCTAGTGTTAAAAGAATTTGTTGCATTTTTAGCTTTGTTTAACGAATGTATCTTGATGTTGTTTTTTACTTTGTCTGGACAAAATTTACATTGCGGAATCACATTATCAATATCATCAATAAATTGTTGACCACGGTTGTCAAACTCATCCACAGTCAACGGATTATAACTATTTAATAATTCTCGATCCTCAGCAGAGATATTTAAATGATGCTGTTGATCAAACTCTGGAAACAGTGCCACTGGTCCACATTTATACAATTTAGCACGAATAAAATGGTAACATTGAAAATTAACAAAACCGCAGATGTTGTGTGCGGTAGTTGGATCACTTTGATGTAAAGTAAATTGATTTAAGTTGTTTTTTTGAATTGACGATGGGTAAAAATCATCTTGAAGATATAGATTTATTTGTATATCATTTGAATCTACAAATGCATAATTTGCATTCCAAGTTCTTGTTGGGTTTGTTTTGCCATCAAAAAACTCTACCTTTCCAGACAAGAATTTTTTTACCTCGTCAAAATGTAGATCTAAATCCGTGGCATTATGTACGCTGATTCCGATCCAATTTTTTCCATCGTTAACTGGTTGGTGACTTGCTATTGCATCGTATAATCCAGGCACTTGATTTAATCGTGTACCATTGGTAAGAATTTGCACACGTTTGTTCCAGAGCCGATTCAATCCTTTGACCCAGTCACATATAGAAGGATTAAGCAAGGGCTCGCCACCAAGGATGGTCACCCGTTGCAGTCTTATTTTTTTAGACCATTCAGTATATTGTGCTTCGTAGTCACTCCATCGTTGCCAGCCTGTAAAGTCATGGTCGTTGAATCTGTTGCATTGAGGACAGGCTAGGTTACAGACATTGGTTATATAAAATTCAATGTTTGGAACGTATGTTCTTGGATCATCAGGGTGCTCATCTGGAAAATGTGCAGGGTATCTCATTTCCTATTTACCAGGATTTAAGGATGATCAAGTTCTCTGTGCCACGCCCGTTAAATGCAGTTTCTGTAGTGGTCAAGTCCTTGTAGATCTTTCTGGCAGCGGGCTTACCTGCGGCCCCCAATGCTCGAAGCACGTCTGCAGGTTTACGCACAGTTTTTTGCAGGCTTTCTACTGTTGAGTACCCAATGACGGAGTTTGACTTTACAGTAAATGCCTGTGTGTGACTGTCTGCAACAAGATGGATTAGTTTGCGCTTTTTAGTATCATACAACCACGCTTCTGCTTTGTCCACCAGGCTTGCGGCAGGCAAGCCTTTGAGTTTGAGTTCTGCAAACTCCACAATGTGTTTGAACTTGGCGGCACGTTTCTCAGGTGGCACTGCCCGTACTGCACGTGGCTTGCGCTCGACCTTTTTAATCTGTACATAGGCACCGCAATCCGAAATCACAAGCTCGCAGAACTTTACACAATTTCGTAGCTGTACTTTGCTCAAGAAGCTATAGCCCTGTACCAAGTCGGAATCTTTGCCCTCTACTGCCAATTCAAACTCTGTGAGTTTGCGTGTCCAAATTTGCCGGATGTCGTTCACCATTTGTGGAGCGATGTTCATACTACGCATGAGCACAACAGGTTTGTAGTCTGCATTAAGTTTGGCACCAGCGGTAACAAACTCGTCAAACAAGCCGTCCAACTCACCTGCGCATTCTGAAACTTTTTCACGCAGTCGGTCTTGTATTGTAATTTTTGGTACAGTATCTTCCGCAGGTGTTTCTTCTACTACATCATCTTGTTTGGATTCCAAAATCTCTTTAAGTAAGTTATCCAATTTAATCTGCTCCGGATCTGTGAGCTCCAGTCCTACCTGACTCATGCGACACAACCAGCCTGTTGTGAGTCGGATTGAGCTGTCTGGAATGCGTCGGAGTGTACGCACATCTTCTTTACGGCCATGTGCTTCTAAATAGTTTACAATCATTTCACGGGCATCTTTTTTGCCGTAAAAGTAATTGTACCAGGAGAACGCATGACTAAAGGCACTGATACGACCTTCTGTGGGTTGTGTTTTCCAAGTGGGTTCCATGCCCATGGCATTGGTATCTGCACTGCGAGGGTTTAGAGGTTTAACGGGCTTGGTTGCGATCATATTATTCCTTACTTAGTTTTGGGCAAGTGTTTTACAGCGTCAAAAAGTTTAGCGGCACGGCGAACGTCAAAATTTTTGTGCTTGTACATCCAGGCTTTTTTGCGTTCTGCTGTTTCCAGTGCTTCTGCTAAACGCCATTTAGTGTCAAAATCCACTGTCATTATAATGCGGCTCATGTCCACAATGTCCAGTGCATACTCCACCCATTTTTCTGTGGCTTTTATCTTGTCATAAGACTGTATAAACCCCTTGCCTTTTGGGCCAGTGTACTTTGTTAAAAAGTTAGCGGCTTTCATAACATACTCCTAGAGTGGTTAAGTGTGTATTATAGCAGTTTAGGATTTAATGGTCAACCGGTACCATAAATACACAATGATCTTCCATAATAACAAGTATAGTCGATGGTATAACCAAATTATAGAACGGGCGAAATGCCGTTTATTAACCGGCGAGTATAAAGAAATACATCATATTATGCCTAAATGTTTGGGCGGGAATAACGACTCTAGTAACCTAGTAGAGTTAACTGCCAGAGAGCATTTTATTGCACACTGGTTACTTACTAAGATGGTGACTGACACAAAACAAAAATATCAAATGTGGAATGCTTTTAGTTGTATGTTATATAGAGAACGCCCTGGGCAACAAAGATATAAAGTGTCAAGCCGCCTTTTTGAGAATATTAAAGTGTCTGGTGCAAAAATCAAAAGTGAAAAATTTAAGGGAAAAAACAATCCTATGTTTGGCAAAAGAGGAAAAGATCATCCTGCCTTTGGTAAACAATGGTCAGACGAACAAAGGAAGAATGCTAGTATTTCTCACACAGGAATTACAAGATCCATTGAGGCTAGAAAAAAGCAAAGTGATACTACTAAAGGTAGAACACAGACTGCTGAGCATGTTGCCAAAAGAATTTGTGCAGGAGAAAAAAACGGCATGTATGGCAAAAAACTTACACCCGAAATGATTGCTAAACGTACAGCAACATTAAGGGCAAATAAATTGGCTAAGAAATTAGCCGTTGGAGTATAACGTGCCTCGGTTGTCACTATATCGTCCCAATCGCACCTCTGACTACCAGTTTCTGGACAGAACCATTGCAGAAATGTACCAAGTTGGCGGTTTGGATATTTACATACATCGGTACATGGGTCCAGCCACAGGTGATCCCGGCGATGCGGACGCTACGCTACCGGTTTATGACACTTCAAATCCGTTATTCATTGAAGATTTGTTGTTGCTAGAAAACCGTGATCGTCAATATGATCCTGACGTGTATGTACAACGTGGCGTGTACCGTGTGGCGGACAT